CTGAAACCAGCGAATGTAGATGTAGTTTTTGAAAATCCATTTTAGGAGATAGCAAATGCAGGATCTCAACGACAAGGTTACGTCTGGCTCACTAACCGCTGCCGAATGGAATGAAGTTCCGTCAGAGCTACAGAATATCATCACTGATTGGGGACAAGCTCTTTCTTCAGGTGATCTGAATCAACTTGCTAAAGGCGTAGCTGCTTATGCTGCTGCAAGCACGTTTTACACAGGCAGTGGCCCAGACGGTGCTTATATTGCTACTCCAATAACTGGTATTCAATCACCGCCTAATTATTTTGATGGTATGGAAGTTAGATTTCGAGTAGTAAATGCTAACACTGGTGTATCTACTGTTAATGTAAATGGACTCGGTGTTAAAAATATTTTCAGAGAGGATGGCGCAGCTTTAGCACCGAATGATCTGATTTCTACTCGTGATACTCACCTAAGATACAACTCCAGCGCTGGGAACTTCAGGCTTTCAAGATGGTCTTCAGATGAACTAGTTGCTCTTCAAGGTAGCCCAGCCAATCTGAAAATTGGTCAGCTAACAAGAACTGATGCTGCAACTATTACGTTGAGCCCTGGAACAAACGATAATATTGTGATGACAGTGAACGGTAAAATTCTTACCAGATCTACTGATCTAATTTATAATTTTACCAAGCTTGATACTGGAAGTGAACTTGCATCGACAGCTTATTACATGTACATTGATGATGTAGCTGGAGTCATGACCGCAGTTGTTTCTGCTAGTGCGCCTGTACTCCCAACAGAAGCTGGGAAGGTTGGGTATCACCCCACTCGCACAGATGAACTGTGTATTGGTGGATTTTGGAATAATGTTTTGTTTGATATTGTTCCTACGATTTGGACTCCAGATGGAATGGCTATGTTCACTGAGCATGATGCTGATCATGGGCATGATCTAATTGAATTACCTTCAATAGCATGGCGAAATGAAGTTGTGAAAATTCCTGAGACAGCTTCAGGCGTACTTATTTCAGCGTCAGCACAAACTCCAACAGTTGCCGGTGGGATATTTTTTGCAGCCGATGGAGCAACAGGAACGATACCGGCAAATGGTGTAAATCCAACTATCGCAGCGTTCAAAAATTCATTGATGTATGCAATTAATGCTGGTGGCGGCGATATTAAGGGTTCTAGTGTACATGGTGAGATTCCGATTGTAACACCAGCTACTCCAGCTATTTCATATGTTTCAACTTTTGGCTTGAGTAATTTCTTTATGATAGTGCGTGGCTATCGCGATATCTTTTCCCCCAGGATCTGAGGATTATGTATCATATTATTGTTGAATTTCTTCCAATTCCTGTTTTGATGTACGTTGTTTCTGTATCTTGGAAGGTATCAAAGAAGTTTACAACAACAGATTTGAAACTAGATCAGGTTGTGGAGAAGGTGGATAGATTAATCATCTCACATGACGAACTTGGCCAACGCGTCGCATCTGTTGAGGGGAACTAAAGAGAATAAATGGACGAGCCTAATGAGTAAATCATTCGATGATCTTGATCCTGCTACAGCTATGCGAGCGCGCGCGGTAGAAGCTGCGATGGCAGCTTATGGATATCCGCTTAAAAGGATCAGAACATACGACAAACTTAGTCGTCAGATGAAACTCTATAACCAGGGACGTACAACTCCTGGTAGAATTGTTACAAAAGTCAAACGTGGTTGGCATAATCTCAGGAAAAACGGCAAGCCTAAGGCAAGAGCGATTGACTGGGCGTTCAAAAAACAGAAACGTTTCCTTGGTCGAGACAACTGGAGTATGAATTGGCCTTGGGAGAGACTGAGAAAAATTTGCGAAGCTTGCGATCTCAAGAAAACTTTGAAGTGGGATTATGGCCATTTTGTTGACACCAAAGGTGAAGAGAGCAAAGGCGAATCGTTCGCCGTTGCTTGGAGTAAGTCGGACAAAAACTAGGGAGATCAAAAATGCTGGATCAAATATTCGGTGGCAAGCCGTGGTTCAAGAGCATGACAGGATGGGGAGCATTGACGCTAACGCTTGCATGGACTTTGGTTCCAGGACTTGCAGAGATGGGCGTTATCAGCCCTGAGACAACCGCAACTCTAACTGGAATGATGACCAAGGCTGGCTCTGTACTTGGAATGCTCGGAATTCGCAAGGCAGCGACTACAGTGAACGTTCCGTAATGGGAGGCGGAGTAGCACTCGCCGCTCTCTTCAAGCTTGTTCTACCTATGTTCATGGGTATTATGATCTTGTGGAGAATTATGAAAGCCGGTTCCGACAAGGCTAAGAGAAAAATTGCTGAGAAGGAGCTGGATGATAAAAAGGAGTTTGCTGAACGTGGTGAAGAATGGGATGGCCGTGGTGGCCTTGGCGGTATTGTTCGGCGTAGGTTGCGCAAGTAGCAGCGGCAGCTGTGAGCGAGCAGCTTATTGGGATAAGGAATGGAAACCAAAAGCTGATTATGCTAAGGCTTTGTACGATGCGTTCCATTACGGTGATAACGGGAAGCCACAGACAAACCAATACGTTGCTGAACGGCTAAATGATCTTGAAAAATTTTGTTATCAATTGAGGATGAAGTAATGGGAATCGCACTACATATCATCGCAGCAATCATAATCGTACTAGCAATTTCATTTAATACCTTCCTAGCAATCCCGGCGTTTGCTATTCTAGGATTCTTTTGGGAGAAGACGCAGCATCGCTATTTATGGTCTATCAAAGATGGCCAACTCCACCGAGAAAAGACTGGTTTCTTCAGATGGATCACGAAGCACAGACTTCTTGAAGCTGCTGGTTGGCCTATTGGAGCAATCATCGCATCGGTTGCGTGGCTATTCATTCGAATGGCTCTAGTTAACATTCTTTGATGGCGCGCCCGTGCGAGCGCGTCAGCCAGTCCGGTCATGGATTGCGGCGGGTGGTTCATGGCCGGGCTCGGTCGCCCGAGTCGATCCCGGCTACGCGATAGGCCCGACGGCTAGTCACGCTTTAGCGGTTCGCCCCTACCGAACCTTATAAGCGTATAGGTAGATCGGTCCCGACTATAGTTTAAGGCTATCATATGCGATTGCTAGCTTAGGGGAATTTGGATATAAAATTCTATAGCAATCGAGACATTTACGATATTCCCTACCATCTGCTCTCATAAGAAATATATTATTTTGAATAGTACGTTCATGCCCGTTACTACAATGTGTTATATTTGAACTCCAATGTAGATCCTTGTCAATAGAATCATTTTGATTATCTTGACTAGTGCCTAAAAATAAATGATTTGGATTGACACAAATTTTATTATCACAACTATGTAAAACCCAAAGATCATCTTGGATTTCACCATTATGTATCTTCCATGAGGCACAATGTGCACCTATCATGGTCCATTTTTCATTTATACGCTTCATAATTTGCCCATAACCAGAAGTGCCTATAGATGCTGTCCAAATCCAGCATTCATTTTTCTCACCTTTGTTTACTTTCTTCCAAAAAACGCTCTTCTAAACTTTTCATTTATGCCTCAGGCCCTAGATTATTTTGTTTACCCCAAACATTCAAATTAAGAATCTGATCAATCTCAATACGCCTCCATTTATCATGAATCCTGCCCTTGATCAAGTACCAATCTTCACCAACCTTTCCAGTCTCAGCAATATCTCTACCCATAGACTCGTAAGCATATCTATTTACAGTGGCTACGATTGAATCTGTATCATCTTCCATGATCAAATTAAGGAATAGCGTATGATCTGTGATATATCTGCCACCTCTGCGCGCGAGCAATTGACTTTCGTTGAGATTGCGAATATTTCGATCTAACATTTTTCCTACAAACAGATAAGTTCCTGTGCCAACTATCGTTTCGATTGTGACCGGAGGCTCTTCTAATCCAAACTCTTTTGGATCATTGAAAAATCCACCCCACCAATGCTCACAAGGGAATAGAATTGTGAATGGAGTATCAGGATTCATAAGCATGTGCACCATTGAAGGTTTGTAATCTTCTAATCCATCACGACACTTCAATATTGCTTTTGCCTTTTTTGGACCGATACCCTTCAAACTCAGGAGCCCCCCAAGAAGTTTCCCATCTTGGATGGACCACCTTTCCACAGATTTATCTGGATCAAACGCTGTGTATTCAATACCATCGTTCTTTACCAAATCTCTGAGAATTTTGATAGCATGATCTTCACGTTTCGCATTGTTAAGGTTGGCAAGTGCAAATTCCAGAGGATGGTGAGCCTTCGCCCATGCAGTCCAGTACGATATGATTCCGTATCCGTATGCATGACTCTTATTGAACCCATAAGAGCCGAAAGTGACAATTGACTGCCACACATTGTCCGCTTCTTGCTCATTATCTCCATTTTCAATTGCTCCTGCAATGAATTTATCTCTATATTCGTTGAGAACACTTTCACCAAGACTTTTGCTCATTGCTTTTCTCAACGCTGAAACGTCAGACCAACTAAGATTTCCATATTCTCTAGCAATACTCATTAGTTGTTCTTGATAAACAATGACTCCATACGTTCCTTCGGTATATTTAATGACGCTAGGATGTTTAGAAATATATCTAATGGGATCATCACCGTTCCTGCAAGCAATGAAAGCATTAGTCCCGCCACTATGTATGGGACCAGGGCGCGCAAGGGCAGTGATTGCACATATATCATCAAAATTCTGTACTCCCATCTGCCTTGTTACATACTGAAGTGCATGACCTTGGAACTGAAATATACCTGAAAGCCTTAAACTATTGAAAATATCTAACGTTGCCTTATCATCTAGAGGCAAATCATAATAGTCGCTATACTTCATACCGATCTGATCAGCTACAGATTCAAGCACCGATAGCGTTTTCAATCCAAGGCAATCTATCTTGAGCAAATTCAACTTTTCAGCGTCGCGATAATCCATCATCAATGCACCATCTCTTGAATTAACGCCGCCGTATTTTGTTAGCTTATCGTTACAGACGATGATTCCAGCTGCATGCACTCCAGAATGTCTAGCGTGCCCTTCAATTTTATACACTATCTTCATCTCTGGATATTTTTTGATAAATTCCTGACCTACCTCAGTGTCATTAAATGTATCTTGAACTCTCATCATAGATCTATCATGCCCGAGAGGTCTTTCAACTATTGCAAGCTTAACAGCATCAGTTTCATATTCAGGTATTCCTAATTCCACAGCAAATTCGCCAATTGATGATTTTGGTTTCATGGTCGATACAGTTGCTATGTGGCTAACATGATCTTCACCATAGATAGCCGTAAGACTTTTGATAACTACTGCGCGTTTTTTGTCAGGGAAATCAATATCAATATCAGGCAAATCTTTCCTGTTTACATCGACAAATCTCTCGAACAGTAGATCGAATCTGATAGGATCAACTTCTGCTATTTCAGTTAGGAAGCATACTAATGATCCAGCAGATGAACCTCGCGATGGGCCGACCAACATCTTACGCTTCGCCGTTCTAGTCATCTGAGCAACTATAAGGAAATAGTCTGCAAAATTCTTGTCATCAATTAGCTTTAACTCACGATCTAATCTCTCACCGTACCTTGGATCGCTAAGGTTAATTTTTCGTTTCCTAGCACCTGAGACGCAAAGTTCTCTCAGTGTAATTTTACCTTTGTACTTAACCATATCAGCCACTGGCAAATCGTAGCTCTCACATTGTTCCGCTATCAGATGCGTATTCTTGACGGCTTCAGCATATCCACGTAGCCTCAACCATTCTTCTTCAGACATAATATGCTGTGGAAACGTCTGCGCTTCCATCTTTCTGCGCCCTACATGTAGCTGGTATACTTCCCTATCATCCGCATCTGGATACCAATTTTTACAGATCGCTACTTTCGGTATTTCAGGCCATTGCGCTATTACATCTGGTGTTGTTTGGTCTATTCCAATATAATCAATCCTATTAGTCATGTTGAATGTCGTTGCTATGACTATAATATTGTTACTGATCCGTCTTAGATTTGATTGGAACAGTCTAGGATGGTAATAAAACTGATCGTGCGCTACCTTCACTATCTGATATAATTCGCTTAGACCAGCTTGATTTTTTGCTATGAATATATAGACTGGGCCGAACAACTTCACCTTTTCAATAGGCTTATCAATAACCATCAGTCTGACGCCGAGAATTGCTTTCACGCCCGCATCTTTACACGCTTTATGATGGCCTAAATGAGCGAATGTATTGTTATCATCCGCTACACCTATTGAAAAACCATTTGAATAGTGTACGATATTTTTAGTGAAGCCGTAGCATTTCTTGAAACTGAATTCAGTTCTGAGAGCGAGGTGAATCAAATCAATCCCTTTTGCTCCATCCATTGATAACAACGGATCATAGCTAGCACATCTGACTTTGCTCTGTGAGCATCCTCATGAGCGTGACCGGTAGCTAGCATATGCAAATCTTTCAACGATAGCCTTTTATGCTTGATAGACGTTGATTTCTCAACCGTGCATAACCAAGTTGGAGACCAAGGAAAATGAAACTCTAATCTGTGCCTAGCCAACTCCGACCATAGAACGCCTAGGTCAAATGATACATTGTGACCCACAGTAATTCGCTCACCCATGAATAGATCTACCAATCTATCGTACACTTCGATAAATTTTGGCGCATTTGCTACTAGTTCATTAGTGATCCCACTGACCTTGGAAGTTTCATCAGGTATCGGTATTGGAGGCTTGATAAGCGTTTCAAATTCATCTATGAAACTAAGCTTATCGGTTAACTTGACCACGTAAATTTCTGTTATGTATGGCTGTAAATGCAGAGATGCCGCATCAGGCTTCAGCAATCCCGTGGTTTCAGTATCTATAAATATCAATTCATGCTCCAGTTTTTGCTTCAAGGATTGCTGCGTATACTTGCAAATCTTTCACTGAATCAAGATGCCCACCTTTCTTAAAATTAACGCAGTATCGCTCAATCTTTACAACACAGAGTTGCAAACTAGCATATCTGCTAAATTCTTCAGCAGTTTCTAAGGCAACACCGTTTGGAAAAAGTGACTTCATTGTTTTGCCAATGTCTTTCCAAGTGTCACCGTACACTGCATTTTTTTCGCCGAAAAGTTCAGACGCTTGAATCAAAATATCTACGGGGTTTCTCATGTTGTTTTTCTTCTGAATCCAATCATTTTATTTTTTAAATCAAAATACTCATCAACTCTTTTCGTCAAGAGCGGTCCCATTTCATTCCAATTAACATACGGTCTTGCACCTTTACTCCCACCAATTAGTGGCGTTCCAAGAGCGGCATCATCTACATAGCAATGCGCAAAAACTTTATTAGATGATGACCAAGTATGTTGATTAGGACTACTGTTTACACTCCAAAAATGCAACCCCATATCATTACAAAATTCAACAGCAAGTTTTAGAGGTTTATAGGTACGCATCGTCCACAGAATATATCTCAATTCATGATTATTTTCTTGTAGAGGTATAACCCATTCAAACGCCCCGATATCCTTACCAAGCTCCGGCCAAGTATGTGTTAACAAAGTACCATCGAAATCAAGTGCAACTATCACTCTTCATCCTTATTGCGCCACATAGTAGCTATAGGGTGAAATGGCTTGCCTGTGTCTGTCAGATTTGCGTACTTCACGTTCACAAATTTACCGATAAATTGTGCTTTCTCGTCAAGAGCATACAATTTTTCTTCAAAATCTCCAGGAGCCGTAACTCTGAACTGAATTCCACTTTTCATAACACATACTAAGATACCATACCCTTCCTTCGACGGAATTATCTCTACAACTTTGAACTCATCATCCTCAAACCTCTTAATTTTTACAAGGCCCTTGGATCTTTTACCATCCTCATACGCAAAACCATCTCTACGAAGTATCAAACCTTCATAGCCGTCCTCAATTGACCTACTTAACATTCGTGAGATATCGCTCTCATCAAAATTCAGATCAGTTGGTGCATAATACACTGGGTGTCTTAGACAGAGGCCAGCTATTATCGCTAACCTAGCGGTGTAATACAATTTTTCTTCTGTGATTACATCGTACACGATGTAAAGCAATTGCTTTGTCATAGGCTGTCTACGCTTAACTAACGATGTTATCTTTTGCAGCGAATAGCCATGAATATAAAGTTCACCATCTAGAGTATCGCCTGGATTAAGACCAGATAACTTAATTTCATACATTATTTCTGGAATTGTAGCTATGATTTTTCCGTTCCTGGAATACGCAGTATACTCAGTGCCGTCATAATGAATTAGACAGCGGTGACCATCATACTTGCACTGCATCATAGAACTTTTGTAGTCGATTTTACAGACTCTATTGAACGGATACGCAAGCATTGGCTTTAGGAAGCCTAGTTTGTTCACAGGCTTGTTATTTATAGCGTGAAGCCTATCAGTTACGTACCCTTGGTCAAGCTTTTTGTTGATGCGTGAGTTTACTCGAGATATGAGCTGTTCATTAAGAGATCTACCAGCTAGGCCATCTTCAATCAGCTCTTCTTGAACTTGCTGGAGCCCGCCGTCATCGCCCCAGGAAATAAAAATCGCATCATCTTCATGGTATATGCTCCAAACCTGGAGCTTACCGGAAGCATCCTGGCGATACAGATAAGTTGTTTCAATTTTTACTTCCATTATCTGATTCGCAATTCGGAGCCAAGACCACAGAACATGAAATCTAAAGGCAATTCAGCATCATCTTCAGGCATACTGTGCGACTGGAGGTGCGGAGATATGCTCTCTCCGTCGATTGATACCATTGGAAAACCGCATGAATCACAAGGATCATCGTTAGTTGAAGTCCACTTTTCACTACGACATGAGACGCACTTGACTATCATGATTAACCCCTTTCATTTATATTTCACAATCTTCATCATCATCGAAAATTTCAAACGCGAAAAACGGCCACTCCAAATAAAAATCAAATGCGAATGCAACCGTATTCTTATTGGTATGAATTTCTACGATTATTCGCAATTGATAACCCCTTTCATTTGGAACACGTAAAAAGCGGGAATGGCGACCTATTAATGTGCCGCTATTCTCCTCACAAGAGCGCTGGCTTTGTCCCTGTAGGATTGTGAGTCCCCAGTAGTTTGTCCAGCCTTCATTAAATCACTCCCGCTTCCTATGGTGGCTACTCCTCGTAGGTTTCGCCTCCACTTGAAACCCGTCCGACTTTGCGCAGAAGTCTAGTTACCGGGCTTGTTCAAACGTTGTTGAGAGTTGTACCAGAAAGAGAAAGATTTGAGTTAGTTTAGCGCATAGGCAACCCCCTTACTTATACGGTTGTTACAAATGTGTCCAGCTTTTGCCTATTTTTATACTGCGAATTGTATGATAACTAACACTATATTGATCAGCAAGTGAATATCGTGAATCTTTTGATGCTCGAATTTCTAAAACTTCTTTCTCATTCAAAACAGTTGTTCCTGAGCGACCCCTCACATACATATCTCTTGCGTTGTCTTTTTGCGTACCATCACTTAAATGTTTTGGATTAACGCAGAGAGGCGTATCGCATGAATGAAGAACATTATTTTTAGGTTGAGATCCATGAGATAATGCATAAGCTACTCTATGAGCATACATTATTTCACACTTAGCCGCAACTTTCCCATAACCCTTGCCCCATTGCGGTCCATCCCAAATTACACAGTCGCCTTTTTGATGTTTTGGAGTTTGCATGAATTTTGTAACGATAAATTTTGACATACCGTTCATCATAGCTTTAGAAGCTTAGCGCACTTTTCTTGACATAGCTAGCCCTACTCTAAAAAGCGTATAGGCATTAACAAAAAAGGCGACTCGGTTTCCCGAGCCGTCTAATTTGCTACAATCATCTGGATCTTTAGAGCGTAATTGGAACTCTTGTTTGCATTATCCAGATGATCGTTACAGCGGACGCTCCAGCCAAGAGCCAACGAGAATAACAAAGATAAAAAGAGCGATCGCAAATCCAGTCGAATGTCGATCAATCCATTCAAACATCAATTTTCCCCTTTTGCGGTACGTTTTTGTAGGCTTTAGCCAAACTATCAAGGGCAAACCTTGATCCTTCTGGATCTTTGTACCTTGCCGCAACCGCAGCTCTTTTAGCTACGATAAGACCACCCCAAACAACGTGAGTCCAATGGTCATCCCAGTCAGCGTCATCGTCAAAGGCAGCCATCGTAACATCCAGCAACGCTTCGATTCTTCTCGGCTTCATTAGTTCCCACCTCGCTCGCCCTTCTTTGTCGGCCTAATATAGAGACTCCCACAATGGCCGCAAATTCTTGGAGGTGAGATGGATACGTAGCTTCTCACCTGAAAGCATCGCAAGCATTTATAGAACTGAATGCTCATGACGGGCGGTCGATCACGTGATACCCATAATCGCTATCCATCTCTTTTGCACGTTGATTGCGAGCCTCTGCGTCCTTGGATGCCTCATCCTTATCGGTGAAAGCAGCGATGAAACTTTTGGCCGAGGAGACAACCCAAAATGGCCTGTCGTAAATCCTACTATGATCATTCATGCTTAACCCCTTTATTTAGAAATCTCAGCATTAAGATTCCCATATCCACGACACGCCTGTGCCGGGGATAAAGCAGACTTAATACTCTTGGATAAGCAGTAGAAGTTCACGCATATAATCAGCGGACACTTCTATAGTACGCTCGTCATTCTTGGGATTGCTCAAAACGTTCACAGCTGCAGTTCTCAGTCTCACAGTATAATCTGCGGGCTTCCCAACTTCTTCGATCTTGTCATCGATCAAGTTGAGGCTGGTATGGATAGTCCTGACTAGATTTCTCCACTACGGCAAATTTTCTTCGACAATTTCATGCTCTTCAAGCAATTCGTTTAGCATTACGTCGATTTCTTCTGCCCATCTATATCCAGAAAACTTGTTATCATTATCGCTCATCTTAACCCCTTTCAGATCTGAATTGATACTTCATTCCAGTTACTCTAGTTAGAGTAACCGGAATAAGCTATCAACTAAGCGCCCATCCTTGGAATCCTCATCTCTCTAGCTTTGTCAAGCCACCCTTTGATTTGCTCTAGATTACCTTGGGAGATATTCTTCGCATATAGCGTCAAGTGGAGGCTAGATCCTGCGAATCCTGTATTGATGAACCAGGGATAAAATTCGTCAGGTGTAACGTTCGGGATACTAACTTCAAAACGCCCTTCTCTGAGTCCAAATGGACCAGACTCATCTGTGAAGGTCGCTTCTGGAAATTTTTCCTTGATTACTTTCTGAGCCTCTGGCTCATAGATCAGATCTTGAAACATACTTAACCCCTTTATGCGTACCGAATTGGTACTTTACTAGAATCACGTTAATGACCCTAGTAAGCTACCAACTTATCTCTGAAGAAATTCGTACGCTTCTGTTTGCTCTTCTCTGCAAAACTGCTGCATTTCATAATCTTGTCCCCATTCACGTTCACAGTAAATGGCTATGCCTCTATGATCTGCAGCAACTTTCTTTTTAGCTCTTTTAGCATCAGCAGTGGCAATTAACTTTCTCAGATCTTCATCATTACGTCGATTTATTTCAGCAACTGCTGGGATTGCCTTTTCAAACTTAACGAGGCAATCATGTGCATCGCTCCAGTGAACCTCTTGGTCTTCAATCAATCCATCCTCCGCGCCAATGCCACCGTTTGTTATAAGGCAAGTCCTGTAATTATGAATAGGAAGATCGTATGGTGGATGTTTTTTTCCACGATGTGTAAAGCTAGCTGATGAGAGAAATACTTTGCGCATAAGCGTTCTGTTGTTATAGCACCATTCTGAATTTTCTCTGCCGGTCTCAGGATGTATGAATCCCACACACTTAGTTTTAAACCAATCCTCCATCCAAGGTGATTCATCATGATGTGTTACAATGTATAGCTCTGGATCGCTCTTAGCTTTGCGGGCCGAGCGGTATACAACCAACATCGCTAATCGTTCACCAAAAGTTTTTTCATTTGGCTCAGAGTCTTTTGCTACCGCAATTATTTTTGAATATATTGAAGAGCTACATCCTTGAACCATCCAGAGTAAACGATCTGCTTCCTCCACAGTGAATTCAGCTGATTGGACATATTCTTCAAAAATATCCATCTTAGCTCGGCACTCTTTTTGATCAGAATCCATAAACTGAAGACGGATTACAATTGAGATCAGAACAATCGGCGCACTAATTAAAGCAATTTTTATTTTCTTACTCATATTCTTAACCCCTTTCATCGTGCCGCAATTGGCACTCGTTTCCCTGTAGCTTCTAACTACAGGGAACCGGCTGCCAACTACAGATACTCGATTCCACCACCACACAAGTGACAAGTATATTTCCAGGTGCGATTCAAGCGTCTACGCCCGGTATACTCGTGGGTGCAATCTATGCATACGGCTACTACGAATGCCTTTTTACGCTTAAGGTGCTCGTAAGGATGGTATATATCTGGCTTGATCCCAAATATCTTACACCATCGTGCCCACTCCCAACCATGGGCGCGGACATCTTGAGCGAAACAATGCGCCAGCTCGTGAAGGAACGTATTATAGATCGCATCCCAAGCGTTCCCTGGAGTTAGCCAAAGCCTACTAGCCAATCTAATGATATGCGTTCCATCGTTATACCTTGTAGCAGTACCTGCCTTACGCTTGTACTTAGCCTTGACCACTTCAGTTATTCCAAGTTCAGGCCTTTTTGAAATTGCTACGAGCGCACCATCCATGTCGTAGCCTCGCCGTCGCAGCTCGGATATCATTTCATTGACTGTCATCAACTTATGAGTCCCAAATCTTTGCTTCTCTCGATATGGCTATTAACTTTCTCTGCGAATCTCGTCGAGAAGATCCTTCAGCATTTCGGCATCTTCGCCAGCTTCTGCGATCTTGCGATCGGCTTCAGATTCTTCTTTACGTGTCACTATCATTCTCAACCCCTTTCATCGTACTTCAATTAGTACGTCATTCCCATTACTCTAATTAGAGTAACAGGAATAAGCTACTAACTAAGCAGCCAGCTTGACTGCTAGTCGCGCGATGTCGGTTCGATTGAACGCAACGTTACTGATAACCTTGCGCCCGGTGTCACGAGTCACATAGCCCATCGACGCCATGATGCGCGCCGCGCGGGAGCGAGCCTTGTCACAGTTGTCCTGGTCGATAACGCGAATCGCTACGTGATCGTCCATACCTCTGTGGGCTTCACCGATCATGTCGATTCGGATATGGTAGCCTTCCGTCTCGACTGTGATCCTACCGTCCAGCTTGGAGCGAAGAGAATCATACGCCGAAACCTTGATCCCAGTGGACTCCGCGTCCAGGTTACGTCGCAGATCATCGGCCCATTTGTTTACACGAATATTTCTTGCCATAGCTTAACCCCTTTATTTCGTATCGAAATTGATACGTCATACCGCCAACGCTTTTAAGCGTTGACGGTATAAGCTACCAATTAGGCTGGTTGATCGGCAACCATTTAACTTGGAACACTCGGATAGTCTTATGACTACCTACCAAGCACCTAAACCAGAAGCTAGCCAGCTTGGACGCTACGTACCACGCCCAGGATGCGCTTGTAGAAGCGCGCCTGACTCGCCTTCTTGCCTTGCTCCTTGACCCAGGCATCGAACTCAGCATCCGTGGATCCAGGATTGGCCGTCACCCATGCCAGGAACTTGGTACGGAAGCCAGTGCGAGCACCTCCACCACCGCCGGTTCCCTTGGGCTTTGTCGGCAGCTCGATCTTCTGCTCTGCGGCGAACTTCTTCAGAGTCGCCAGAGCCTGCTTCTCGTCGGTGGCATCCAGCTCCTGAGCCAGATACTCGCAGATCTTTGTGACTTCGTTCCAATCCTTCGGAGCGAAGTCAACCTTGAGAAGCAGCTCGCTCGCCTGTTCGAGACGATCTTTGGAACTCATGCGAATTCCCAGATCTTCCAGAACTCTACGAAGCAGCCGTCCAGCTTTCTTGAACGGAAAGCCTCCCTGCTGAATCAGCGTGATTGCCATTTCATCCTCGCTCTTGCCAGCCTTGGCAAGCGGCTCGATGATCTCACGCGCCTTGGCCATTTCGAGCTGAAGCTGACTCGGCTCCGCTGCCACAGCAGGCTCCGCTTCCTGATTGCCAATAGTGACAATCATTCCAGCTGCCTTGGAATACTTGCGGGTTTTTCTTGTGGACATTTTGTCTTAACCCCTTGTCATATCGTACCGAAATTGGCACGTCATTCGGTGTACTCTTTTAAGAGTATACCGAATAAGCTGCCAACTAATTTGTTTCGTTCGATGCTTCCAAAGCGCGTTCGAGACCAGCGATCAGGATATCGCATGCGTTGGGAGAATCTTCTCCCCAGATCCAATCCTTGAATTGCTCGTCGTCTAGCCAGTCGTATCCGCATTCTTTAGCGACGCCCACAAGCCTTGTCACCACGCTCTTCTGCCAAGAGCGCCCAATTAATGGAGCTGTTAGGCAAAAAATCCTCGTTGTAAGCAGCATTAATAGCATCGGTAAAAGCGTTAACCAAAGCAATCCGCTCCGCAGTGGTACATTCCGGTTCGCTCATTTCTTAACCCCTTTCATTTGTATCCAAAATGGATACTCGCAAAAGCGTAACAATACGCTTTTTAGAGTAACCAAATTGGGGTCAGGCGCGCAAGCGCCAAACCCCCTAATTAGTTATTTCAGGGTTAAGGGGTTTTTCTTCTATAATCTGAATCGGGCGACGACACACAAACGGCAGAGCCCCAGTACGTCTGGGCGGGTTTTACTCTCGGTACAGGTGCTCGATCCTTACTCAACAGAGGGGCCTCTCGGCTCTACCGCTATTCAGTTTTTCAGTACCCTTATAGCTTCTAGGTATGAGGGAAGTATCGGCTACTCGGCAATGAAAGTAAAGGGGAAATCGGAATAAATACGAAATATCTGAAAAAGCCCTAAAAGACCGAAAAAGAGGCTGTAAGTACCCGGAATCATTAGAGTTTTTTAACGGTCGCTTGCAACCTCTCTAAATAGCCTACCCCCCTACCTAGAACTACCTACTCGGCTAGATCGGCCCTTACACGCGATCCTGAGAAGCCCTATTTCGGCCTGAAAGGCTTAAAGCGGCCAATCGGTATGAGTCGCTCTAGGCGTACCAGAATACGTTTTGAGATTAGGTTCATATTCTATTTCGCCACTACGCTTTACTTTAGCAACATGATCAAAATGTACGCAAATTTTATATTTTTTTCCTGTATATTGGACAAATGATTCGACTGACTTTACTTCTATTCGTAACGGCACTTTATTATCACTATATTCTAACGCAATAAGATCAACGCTACCAACTGGAGCTAAATTACGAAATGCCATATATCCTTTAGCTAGCAAATCTGCACAAACAATTAATTCGCTAAGTGCACCTCTACTATTGCGATTAGGTATGTTATCATATTTGCCAAGCATCAGATGCTTGTTATCTTGTGTTTTACGTTTTTCGTTACAGCATCTAGTTGAACAATATTTATTATTTGGCCCCTTCTCAAGAAAATCATTATTACAGCTATCATTTGCACATCTTCGTATTTCTGCACATCTTCGCATAATATCACCTATGTATGATATCTCGCCTTTGGATCGAATCCTGGGGATCGAATAGGACGTCACGGATTTTAGGAAACTTCTCGCTAAAATTGACCAAAACTTTTTTAGGTTGTTTCATCCAAGGTGCATATTCGTGAAGTTGGTATACATTTTTCGGAAACGGCATACCGTTAGGCGATCTGAACCATACCCAGTTATCAGCTTTATGCTTAGCATATCCATCATGATCAAAACAGATCCATTCGCTGAAAGTCGATAGTCCAACCCTATACGTTACCTTCAAAGTATCAGGTCTACCTGCCTTCTTATGAATTGCGTAACTCACCTGATCTATCTTATACCATTCGGCTATACTAGTTCTAACTACTTCAGTTTCATCAGCGGTCTTTGAGATGTTAGCCTTGAATTTGAACTCATGTCCGCAGACATCACAGACTTTCGCTGTGGGGTGAAGCAGCGCTTGGCACTTAGGGCATTCCTTCACAGGAGCAACGCCCTTGCCATCACCCTTTTTCTTTTGCTTAACTATGACGTCATTGATTGGGCCAAGACGCATAGTATTTCCAGCGAAGTCTAGGATAAGGCAATGGGTTTTGTTTGGGTGTGGCCGTAACCCTCTACCAAAAGTTTGGACGTGTATGACTGGTGACTCTGTTGGACGTAACGTCGCTATCAAATCAATATCTGGAACGTCTAGACCAGTTGTGAGGATGTCAACATTAACCGCCGCTCTATACACACCTTTTTTGAAATCACTGACTGCCTTATCTCTGTCCGCGTCCATTTTTGAATGAACAACGCAAGCGTTTATGCCGCGCATGAATAAAGCATTAGTTATATGTTCCGCATGTTCTATGTCAATAGCGAAAATCAACCACTTCTTATAATTGTATCCAAACTCAATGATTTCTTCGACGGCTACATTAGTTATAGAATCACGATCGAAGCGCTCACTCAATTCATCGAGCGAATAATCCTTAGCTCGCATTTTTATGCCAGAAACATCCATTTTCATTACAGTCGCTTTTGTAATTAGTCGAGTCAGATATCCTTCAGCTACAAGTCTGTTAAAAATTTCTGGCGTTGACATGTCATACGCTATATGGTTGAACAACCGACCTTCACCTTGATGAATATAGCCATGACCAAGCCTGAAGTGAGTCGCTGTAAATCCGATATATTGTGCATCTAGTTTTGATAACAATTTCCGATACATCCCATCTTGCTTAATAGTAACAAGATGACACTCATCGACGATGATCACGGAAACATTTTTGAATAACTCTGGTCGCCTCCATACCGATTGGATACCTGCGACTGTAATTTTCTTGACGGTGCGTGATTTCATTCCTGAACTATACAAACCAATATCAATGAACCGCTCAAAGTATTCTTCAAGCGCATCATAATCTTGTCTAAGGATCTCTTTGACATGGGATAGAACAAGAACGTTGTCAGCTGGATTTTTTGTTAAATATTGATCAATAAAATCGCAAATCATCAAAGATTTGCCTGATCCTGTCGGGGCAACAACTATTGGATGGCAATCCTTATCTTCCAAACTCTTCATAAGAGCTTTAGTTGCAGTAATTTGGTACCAACGGCTCTCCATTATTCATCCAACGCTGGTTTTGGTGAATATCCACTTTGTATTTGTGAAACATAACATTGTGATATCCCAAAATCGTCTGCTATTTCACTCTGTGTTCTCCAATCTTGTTTTATTGAATCTAGATCACTAGCACTTAATTTGCTTCTTTGTGATACATGTCTGCCTCTAATAACCTTATCTCTAATGTTATCAGAGTGAGTTCCAACTTTTAAATGTTTCGGATTCACACATGGTGGAGTATCGCAACTATGCATAACTTCTAAACCAATTGGTATTCCACCTATGAATAATTCATATGAAAAACGATGGGCATAATAGCGAATGCCATTATATTTGAATCCTCCATAATTTGGTCCAAGTGGAGCACCAATCCAAATCCAACATTCACCTATTACAGTAAATCTTTTATTGAATTTATAAAGAAGCTCAATATCCATTACTTATCCAATAGGCTACGCAGGATGAAATATTCGTTTCGTGTATCAAGGCTGCTATTTTTACCAAGAGAGATATAGCACACTACTGATTCAGGCCAAACTTTACCGTCACTGAAATCATTATATGAACCTATCGGTGGATCGAATATAGCACAGACGTCATATACAAGATCATGATAGAAACTATGTTTGTATCCATCTACAAATTCTCTAAATACTTCTCTTGTTACAAGAGCCCATTTTTTGTTATCCATTATTCAATTCCAATCGGCATATATGAATCACAACCAACTTTCTGTATTTCAATAGGTATGTCAATAGGATTATTCATACTTGGATGCGCGCATACCCATTTTCCCTCAGGTGCTAGGTCACTATGCTCGCATGTACGACAATTTTTTGCTGCTGATTTCAAGTCGTGACAATTTTCACTGTATTGACAGAATTTACACCCGTACCACGATCTTTCAAATATTTTCTTAGGTGGCGTCGATGACATTATGATGTCTTGCTCTTTACGTACCAAATCATCAGCGAATCCAGCGTCATATCGTATGCGCTCTATGTAATATTCGCTTGTATTTTTATTATAGCCAACATACAAGCAACGCTTTAGACCTGTGCCTTTCATGTATCGCTGACATTGCGCGTAATGGTTTGGGAAACACTTTCTTACACCTTCCTTAACTAGCTTTGTGAAATTTCGATCGTTATGAGTTTTGATTTCCAGCAAGTGAGTAGTTTTGGGAGCGTCTGGAACATTTTCGCACGCTCCATCTGTGAAACCGTGGGCATGATCCATGAATCCCCACAGTTCTTCTTGCCTATTCTTGACAAGGATTCCAATACGCTCCAAATCCTTGATAATAAAATCTTCAGCACGAGTTCCTGTGTTAAACAGGTTCCTAACCCTAACAGTTATCTTCTCAGGCTCCCCAACCCAGTGCAAATTGAACCATAGCTTGCGAGCACACTCATCGCCTATGGTACTCATGGCAATTGTATTGCCTCTACGCTGAGGGAATTCAAGTCTATCCAATAATGTTTTCGTAGCGTTCACAGGTGTAGGCAGTTGTACCATTTCACCACCGAATTATCAGCCCGCAGCCCGGCAACACAACACGGTGATCTGCGGACTGATATTAAAAATAGTGCGGGACCAGATCTAGCAATCCGTACCCCCAATTACGTATTTCGCAATTGGAACTCTGGCCCCGCACGTTAACTCATCGCAACCAGGGCGGCTTCTCGTCAGGAACGGACGGACCCGTACCTGGCGCAGCATCAGGAACCACAGCAGGAACTGGAGCAGCTTCAGGAATATGTGGAGCTGCCGCTGCAGCTTCAGCAGCAACGATCGCAGCCGGATCAGGTGTTGCTGGAGCCGCGATAGGTACTCCAGGAGCCGGAACTCCAAGATCAGCCGCAGGAACCGGATGCGCAGGAACTGCTACTGGAACAGCCGGAACCGGAACTGCTGGAGAGGGCGCGGGAACCGCAGGAACGGCAGCGGGCACTGCTACCGGTGCTGCGGCTGGGGGTGTGTTCCCCCATGCGGGCGCTTCAACTGCTGCAGCTACAGGCACTGCAGGCGTTAGAGCTGCCGCTGCAGGGAGAACTGCCGCTCCCGCTCCAGGTGTACCGTATGGCTCATAATTTTTGACTTCATTTCCTTCAGGATATTGCGATGTAGCCGGAGTTACCGATACCCTGATGATACATGCTCTCGCATGTAGCACGTCTGAGTTACTAACGGGTCCAGGGATTCCAATAGCATCACAAATACTCTTGAGATGCTTGTTCGCAATTTCCACAGTCGCAGTTGAGTTATTGATCAGGTTCAATCTTGACCAAAGCTTGCGACCGACATGGTCTCCAGTCAATACTTGCCAAACCAATTCAAGAAAGTAACCAGTTTTCTCTTTAGTTTCTACCATTCTTGATGAAACGATATGGGCGACATATTCGCCTGCGGGGATTGCGCTGAAATCAGCTATTCCTTCTTGACCTGGTGCTCCTGGGTTGAATGCTGAGGGTAGTTGTGCCATTATACTTCTCCTGTGCTTGGTGAAATTTCAGATTGTGCTACTTCGGGAGCCGACGCTGGTATCACTATTGGCAGGCCCTGAATTTTTCTAGCAATGTGTTCCAAGCTAGCTGGCTCAAACATATCCAGCATGCCAGACCTATCCTTACAATCGTACGCAACGTCCCTGTCAGTTTGCAATACTCTCACAAATCTTCCTGGGTTTTGAGGATCAGGCTCAACCCTCAATGCGAATATCTCATCGAACATGTAAGGCACTTGGTTAGTGAGAATCTTACCAGGGAACATTGGAACATAACTGGTAATTCCAGTATTCTCATCCTTGACACGGGTCATTTTAGCAGTCATAAGCATGTTATAGTGCGGCATATCTCTTAGCAAACGAAACATTTCCATCATCTCGTCAGCCATGTCTCCATAAGCAGCACGTCCATCTTTTGAACTGCCTTTCTTTTGAGTGAGCAAGACTTCTGCGATTTCAGATCCTGAATCAATAGAAACCCAGTCAGCCATTTTACTAGACATCAGCCAATTATACGCTTCACCCAAATCCCTTAGCGTTTTTATTTGGATAATGCGCATATTAGCTTTGATTTCTTGCGCGATGTTCTTCAAAGATAGCAAACCTGATTCAGCGCTAAGCACAATCATAGTTCCGCCAGTCGTTGATGTTAATACCGTCTTGCCTGCGCCCGCGAAACTATACACGCACAGTTTTACTCCACTTACTTCGATTGCTTCATCTACAGTTTCAATTTTCATCTATCAACCCCTTTAACAACGCTTTTCCATGGCAATATCTAAGCATGCTATGGGCACCATCAATTTTGCACTCATAATCTCCAGGTGGAAGTCCAAAGATGCGATAGTACCATCTTTTGAATTGATTTCTGATAGTGAACGCCAGAAACGAATTTCTAGACAGTCTAGCTTTCAATTTTCTTGACCTCCAACTTTGGCATGCCAGGTTTTTCAGTAATAGCACGCCAGACGGGTGAATCGCTAGGTCTACTATTGAGCATAGAATTAACAATAGAGATTTTTTTTACAAAGCATTCTCTATCTTGAACTGAAAGAATATTTGCCGTTATCATCAGTTCCACTTTATCTTCATCAACAGCATAGCTAGTTACGCTAGTTGCTTTAGCGTTAATAGCTACACCTTCACCCTCAAATCGCTGAGTTTCTGTGAACTTTCCAGTCCTGCCAGCGAACATATCTTCACAGATTTCTCTACGCAGATTTGTTTCAAGCGCTTTCCAATGTTTGAGGTTAGCTGACGCTATCCCCCACTCTTTGATCTTTTCATAGTCTATCATGAGGGGCCCAGATCATCAGCCATAACGATAATCGTTGCTGCAATTTCATTCGTCTTAAGTGGTCCTAATTCATCGTCATCAGCAATATCATCAAGCCCTTTGATTAACATTTGTGCCTTTATCTTAAGTTCCATAAAAGCATCAGGAGATTGCAAATGTCCACTCCATTTTGTACTTGCTAACCAATGTGCCGTTATTGCTAATTTATCTTCTGATGATGCAAGCTTCCATTCGCCAAGTGTGGAATCTTGAAGACTTCTGTTCTTACTAGCTTTTTCGACCCACTCCATATTTTGAATATCTTGCCGTGCTTCAAGTAGACCAGCAACATCAGGCTCGCAAGCAATGCAAGTTATTCCAACAACCAAACAGATTACCCAATCCATCCTCATATCCTATCCTCCATCGTTTCAATTGCGCAGTCGATTGCTTCTCGAATAGACGGTTTCCAATCTTCAACGTTAAGGTAGTACATCCACTCACCGGCTAGCGCCTCATCTGTGACTAGCGGCTGGAATCCTCCAACTGGGAATGCCCACCTGCCAGCGTCATCGCTGAGAATCCCACCTCCAGATTGTTTTTCTAGCCAATCCAAGCGTTCTGTATCGGTAATGTGTGGCGGTTGCGGGAAGCGACGCTCTGTCATTAGTATTCCTCGATCAGTTCTATCGCATCAGTTAAGCAATCATGACACAGATTTACTGTGCCTCCACCATCGGCAACGAAATACACCACAACTACTTCTTTGCCTTCGCACTCATCGCATTCGTTAATAACGCTATTGATTTTCATACCAGATCACCTTGATGATTGAAGTGTGGAGCGATCGGACCACCAGCCAACGTTATCCCACCCAAATCAACGCTAACAATCGGAACGCCAACCAATCCAGCAGCTGATTTGTGTCTCAAGAATGATTCTATGTACTCGGAAATTACACTAGCAGAGGAAAAACTCTCAGCTTTAACAGTTACTCTCAGATCTATTTCGTATTTATCTAGATTTGTGTTTCTAGACATTCTATGTAACCCCTTTCAAGAATGTGGAACGGTTTGCCTATCTTTTCAGCGTAACGCTTAGTTGACCATGTTCCAGACCTAAGATACTCTGGTTGATCTGGCCCAACGAATAGAAATTCAGCCTCATCGACTATATTTCTATTGCGTACAAGATATTCCTTAATTAGCCTAACCTCATCGCATACACATGGGCAATACTTTGACCTGTTCACAGGCGGATGTCCGACTGTAGCAATCCCAAGACCCCTTGCTATGTTGTTAGCTTGGAAATCTCCACCAATGCACATACCATGGTGTAGCCTAGTTACGCCATAATGTTTCAAGAGAAGTTTCAGGACATGGCATTGGCCATGAGACATGCCACGGGATGAGCCCGTGAATCCTGCGATCACCAACAACCCCTTTGTTCATTGCACGTTTTGTTTTGTTAAGTTACAAGTTTTTCCATCTTTTTCTATTCTTTATTTTCCGTATTGTACTTCTAGCAACGCGGATTTATTCCGTTATTAGTTGCAATTTTTGCTCCTGACGGGAAGTATACTCTACTTTTTTGTTGAGCGCTAGTCGCCGTGCTACGACTAGCTTTCAACTTCGCGATTCGCTATACTCTATAATCGACGAGTGCCACCAGCACTACGTTTGATGGCAACGGGCCGTTTGAAACCCCTTTCTGTCTGTTGTCGGTGTCCCCGTGTACCCTCGTACGCGGGGGCACCTTTCTGTCTCTTAAGGGGTTAAGATGATCAATACTCAGGGGTTGGGGTATCACATACTCAAAGGGGCGGGGGTGTCCGTTGAGCATGATTTTCTAAATTATTTCGGTGGCAATCACGTTTTCTGTGCTATCGACGATAAGCGAACCAATCAGGTTCCAACTCACTATCATGAAGGCTATGATCTCACCCGAGATCAGATCCTAACACAACTTCATAGCAAAAACACAGAAAATTACGGTGTATTCTTCACTGTAAACGAAATTGATAGGCAGCTCGACCCTCAACGTCAGCGAACTACCCGTATGCTCAGTAAGATACGCGCTGTTTGGGCTGACGATGACATAATACGCAAAGAGCCTAGAAGTGATTTCCCAATCCCGCCTAATATTGTCATCGAGACGAGTGAAGGTAGATACCACTACTACTGGCTGACAACTACAGACGATATAAGTGAGTGGGGCGGTGTAATGAACCACATCGCTAACACTTATGACACAGACGGTAACGCCAAAGACCTAGTACGAGTTCTAAGAGTGCCAGGTTTTATGCACCATAAGCGCGAAGCCACCTTATCAAAAGCCTATTTAGGCAGCAATACTAAATATGGATGGGCGGAGATAACAAAAGCGTTCCCACCTGACCAAATAGCTAAGATCAGGAACATAACTAACGTTGCTGGCACTCATGGTAACGCACGTTTTGGATCATTCTCTGAAGCGCGGCTCTCAATTACAAGCGGATCGAATTTTCATGGAGCTATCATGTGGCTCCTTAACCATTGGGTCAACTGTGGGATTAAATCCTCGATTGAACTCAAGGAAATGATCAAAGACCTAATGAATACGTCAGTTGTTCAAGACGAGCGTTGGGATGCTCGCATGAACGACGAGTATTTGACTAACAATATTAACGATGCTATCAATTTTGTCAAAGATAATCCATTAATTTCCGAAATAACAGTTCCAGAGATAGAAACTAATCATTCCCAACTTAACACTGGATACCCGCCTGGACTTATGGGCAAACTATGTGGAGAAATTTATGAGATGGCACCGCATCCAAATGAAGAAGTTGCGCTTATGGCTGCTTTTGCACTCGTTGCAGGCATTACAGGTCGCACTTATAATGTTTTGGGTACTGGGCTCAACTTGTACGTCGCTCTTCTGGCGGATTCAGGGGTTGGTAAAGCGAATCTTAAGAATTCTATCAACACAGCACTAATGCTAAACTGTGCGTTAGAAGGTGGCATAGCTTTCAAAGGCCCATCCAGATTTACTGGGCCTAAAGCGTTATTTGACATGCTACTTTCTGGATTATCCCGTGTATGCGTGCTTGAAGAGTCAGGCCTAATGAGCGAATCAAGCGCCGGTGATCAAAAAGGTTTGATAAGAGTCATGCTCGACATATTTACCTCATCTGGCAAAGGCGAATTCGCGGGCGGGGAAAATTATTCAAAGGTTGAGCAGAACATCCCCGTCATTCCGAGCCCGGCGCTTACGATCGCCCACGTCTCGACGCCCCTATCTTATCTACGCGCCTTAAAAGCCAAAGACGCTACCGTTTCCGGGGACATAGCGCGTATCTGGATGATGCGCTCGATGCGCGATAAGCAGCCTCTGAATATAGATCGTAGAGACAACTTCAGCCCAGATGTTATCCTACGCATAAAAGAGTTAGTTAAGAAGTGTATACCTCAGCAGAATCCTAAGGGCCATGAAGTCATTGATATTGATACATCCTACATAAATATACAGCGTGATTCTGATAAATGGACCAATTTAGAAAACCAGTACAAGAGAACTGACGACCATCTACGTAGAACACTAACTTCAAGAGCGTTCATGAAAATTTTGAAGATAAGTGCTCTAAGTTCTATTTTTAATAACAGATTTGAGATCGGTATAGGTGAATATAAATGGGCTGAGGATGCAATTAACGGTGAGATAGCTACTATTGAAGATGCTATATCGTATGGAGCGTCAGACGATATGCTAGTTGTAGTTAAGAGCATTGTAATACCAGTTATTTCAAAAATACTTAATGAAAAATATAAAGACTCAAGTAAAACACCTCCAAAAGCATTAAGAGTAAGGGGTATGTTTACTTCAAATAATTTTAATCAATGCTTAAGAAACAATGAAGTGTTGAAACGTATGAACGATGACCCAGAACGACCTAACCCAAGATCTGGCATTGAAAAGATACTCAACTATATGGTACGTAGCGGATTTCTATTCATTGTTCCATCGGAAAAGCTTGCGTTACTCGGCACCAAATCTAGAGTAGGGTATAAAATCACTGACGATTTAGTAACTATTATGATGGGAGATTGAAATGAGTCATCTCGAACTAGTTTCAGAAATACGCAAGAAACATACGCGAGTTTTTGGAGAGCAGCATTGCGCTTGCGGTGATCGTGCACCATGTAGCGTTCATAAAGTTTGTGACGATTTTCTAGCTACACACAAACGCGCTGATGAACTTGAAGTTAAAACCAATGAGCTGCATGATAAATTAAATGCTGCACGCACAGAGCGTGACGAATATCAGCGGCAGCTGGGGGATGAGATCGCACGATGTCACGACCTACGCGAAAAAATTGCTAAGCTTGAGCGCAAGGAGAACTAACATGGATACCGAGTATGAAGACTGTGAATACTGTGGTGGTGATGGTAGCTGCCCGGATTGTGAAGCTGGAATAGATGATGGGTGTATAGGATGTGGCGGTACAGGCGAGTGTCCCGAATGTGGAGGCACAGGGTATGAGTGAGACTGAGCGCCTTCATAAACTTTGCTGTAACGAAATACATGCGCATACTGATCCTGAATGCTGCACTCTAGATTGCTGGTGTATAGTTGAAAGTGTAGCTGAGATCCTACGTAAAAATGAGGAGCGAATAGCTAATATTCACTGCTCCAACTGTAGATTTTTCATTTCAACAGGCAAGCAAACGCTCAAGCTTATCAGGAATGGCAAGGCAATTAATACAGATACCACTATTGGTCAATGTAGACGGCATGCTCCAGCCATGAGAAGCTGGCCTGTCATTCAAGGTAATGATTGGTGTGGAGATTTTAAACGTAACCGAGGTTTGGAGGTATCATGAGCCATACAGACTATTCAACAGCAGATATTATCAGTTCGCTCAGGAATAAGTTCACGTATCACGCACCGAATGAAGATCAAAAAGTGCGATACGGCGAATTGAGAGGCAAATTTCTTGATCTAGCGCTATTGATCGTGGATATGACTCCAGTTTGCGCAGATCAAACTGTGGCTCTCAGGAAACTTCACGAAACTTCGATGGCAGTCAACGCAACTATCGCGTGTAACGAGGATAATCATGAAATTCAAAGCAATAATCGAAGTAGTATATAACGTTCACCCAAATCATTACGGGGATGATCGATCAGTAGAAGAAATGCTACAAATTGACCAGGAAAATTTTGAATCTGATCCACACGCGCTAATTAATATGTGGACTGAAGAGAATCCGCTTGAAATATCTGTAGTTAAACATGAATCATCGCAACTACAGTCAATAAATACTGGTGGGAAGTCATTACACGACTTGCCCAAGCTATTCGATGGTGGAAAAATCAGAGGCACGATGTCATGAGAAGAAATGAAATACCATTCCGCCATTTTAAAGCGCTATGGAAAGCTGACATGCTATCTCAATTTACTTGGGAGAATTTTCCAAATACTTATAAGCTGAAAGAAAAATGAAAGACAAATTTTGTAAAGACCCTGTGTGTTGTAAGCCTGCGAAGAAGCATATCGCAATAACAATTAAGGGTATTAACTCAGGTACGATACGTGTTTTACGTTTCTGCTGTAGAGATCATATGCTTACGTTCAAGGAAAAAATAATTGAGCACAACAGGAGGATTGATCTTGATAGAAGTCGCGAACGTGAGGCAGCTAAAATTGCAGAATCCAAACTGGGCGAGTGATGATGCGTATGTATATATAGGAAGGGGATCACCGTATGGCAACCCATTTAAAATCGGTCCAGACGGTAGCAGAAACCGTGTCATTGATAAGTATGCTGAGTATGCCGTCAACATTCCTCATATTTGCAGAGCTATTGAGACTATGCGGTTCGCTGATAAAATCCTTGTTTGTTATTGTGCTCCTAGCCATTGTCATGGGGACTTTCTTAAGATGTGGCAAGAGGCTTATATCGACAAAATAGCAGAAGCAATGAGAGATAGTATGGAGTTAAAGAGATGATGCATAGCCGACGTGAATTTCTAGAGTTGCTGCTTAAGACTGGAGCTATAGCATACATTCCTAAGGTATTCTACTCATTTGCGCCAGCTCCAACTGGCGGTTATATTTTGCCTGTTAATATATTGCCTGTTGGATTATAATTCAAAGTTTCTGAATTCATGTTGGCCGACGCACCATTCGATATTCATAAAATATACGCACACAAACTTGGAGGATCACTCAGTGTCACACGCATCTGAACTCGCAACACGTCTGTGTTACATAGCAAATACGAATTTTGGGAATAAGGATCAAGAATGTAATGATCTTGTAGCCGCTTCCAAGGAACTACTGCTATTGAATGAGTCCAAGGGTGGAAAGTGGTGTAAGAATCATGATCACTGGATCTCCGTTAATGCAGTAGAGTGTAACATGTGCCTTATTCATAAGAAACTAAAAAATATTAATCCAATAAATCATACTTGCCGTACCTGCGGCGCGGTTAAGAATACCTATTGTATAGATACTCGTGCTGTAAAACTTCATATGCCATTCCACAGTGAACGTTGGATAAGTGCTATTCGCACAGTATAGGAGAAGTGATGGACATCGAGAAAGTATTGGCAGATATTAAAACGCGACATAATAATTATGGAACACAACACGGCTTGTACTGTAATATTTGTGGAGATGTTGAAATGACTTGCGGCCCGCTTAGACTTGCACAATCATATGAGAAACTGCGATCGGATAAGCTAAGAGATAGTGAAGATGCAGAGCGTTTGCGTACAGATCTCGCAGCTCAGAATCATGTTCTATCAGTTACTCAAGCCCATCGAGATGAACTAATCGAAGATATTGAAGCGTTCGATGAGGATGTAGAGCGCCTACTATTCGTATGGCAATTTATGAGAGATAGTCTTGATACTCCAGATATTATCTGTGAACTCTTGATACCGATGTTTGGTGATCCGCCTACTGCCTGCAACTGCAAAGAAGCGATTTGTCCGCATGCGCGTCATTTTCCTATGAGTATTGAAGATGTACGCTATGCGATTAACGTATTTCTAACCAAAATGAAAGGTGAACAAGAGGAAATAGATCATGAATGAGAAAATTCAGATCGCGGTTAACAATAAAGCGTTAATAAGCGCTCAGATCAAGAAGCTGAAATCTGAAATTGAAGTATTGGAGATGCAAAAATCCGCTCAAGTCGTGCGGATCATAAAAGTCATTAGACAAGAAATAGGCAGCGACGCGCAAATCATGTTCTCGTTTTTCGATACTATAATGGTTGATGGTTTTCTATACGAGCCGCCGCGATGACAATCATCTGTGAATGCAAAACGTGTTGAATAACAAAAGTATATGAGAAGCGTTACAACTCTACTGCACCACTTGAAGTTGCCTTACCTGAACTCGTAGCAATTGTTTTCAATTTTAACAAGGGACATCCGAATCACACTACATCGGTTCGCACCGATTCTCCAATGCTTAGTTGGAAAGAAATATGAGTGAAGACGCGCATGATATTAGAGTGAAAATAATTTACTCTGGCAGCTACATAAACGATCTTGGAATCGTGAATGTGGGATATTGGAGAATGAAAGTGAAGCAAATTGATACGTTCGACGTCATAGTTTTAGTCATACTTGCCGTCGCATGGTCTTGTATAGTTGTTTTGCTTATGTACGAGATAGTGGAGGGTCTTAGCTGTGGGTGATACATACATAGAGATGCTCGTAAGATCCAAAGAAAAGCGTGCTAAGGCTTTGGACTTTTATGAGTTTTCACCAAATATTACTTACAAAGAAGTCGCAAAGGAATTTAACTGTAGCATATCATATGCTACACAAATGATCTATAAGGCAAGAAAAGATAGAGTAAAATTTCCACACCAACAGGGGAGAAGAATAATGCAGGATTATACAGATGAATTGTTCATACGTGATTTGCGTTTAGAATTGAAAAGAGCGCGTAAGAAATCCCCTAGTTCAGATGCAGTTATGACTGCTCTAACAGAAGAAGTCGGTGAACTTGCTAAGGCTCATATGGAAGAGCCGTGGGAACGTGTTTATAAAGAAGCTGTTCAAGTAGCCTGTGTAGCGATACGAATAGCTATTGAAGGTGATGCTACTCTAGTTAGAGTTAGACATGATCGTGGACAAGATGATGGTCCATTTGAAGGGAAAATCTAATTTGCCATGAGTAGATATTTCCCTCAAAAAATCAAAATGGAAATTGAGAAAGTCGCAGTTAGTGGAAGGTACGATGTTAGTTACCTCTACTTCTGTGATGAATGCGGTCGCTACGGTGTCCATGGCAACATCGAAACTATAATGGCACTTTAACAAATAGTCACCCACTATCGGAGAAAGATGGCACTGTTTAATAGCGGCGGATTTACGGTACAGCTTGGACGCACGTCCAGTTGGACTATTAACTGTGCTGAGTTCACGGATGATGACTGGACGTGCGTCGCTGAGTTAATCGCTGAACGCTATCCAAATTTTGAGATGGTAGTTGGTGTATCACACTTCGGTAAAATGTTAGCAGAACATCTTGAGAACTATGCTACGCATGGTGGCATACTGTTAGTCGATGATATTCTGTGGCTTCCCACAATGCAGTCCACAAGGCTATACTGGCGTACACGCAAGCGATATGTACAATACGACATTCAAGGTTTTGTAATATTCAGCTGTATTCCATGTCCAAATTGGGTTAGGTCACTGTGGCAATTGGATGTGCGTACTGAAACGTGGCGCGAATATTTAGGTTCACAATGAAACTTTTATTTATAGCGTAGCATTCCTGTATCGTAGGAGAACCTAACATGATGCCAACTTACATAATTGGATATCGTTGGCTTGTGTTCACATTGCAACGTTCAGATGAGTGGCGACCTAAATTTGAAAGTTGGAGCGGTACGGAAGATGGAAGAGTTACGATACGAATGTTTGGTAAAGAATTCGTTTACGGCGCTGAGTGGAGCAAGTACCCTCCAGCGACGCAACTCCGCCTACGAGACACTATTGGATGCCACACAAGAAATAGCGAAATACGTGAATAGAGAGAAGAAGCGCAATGACTTAACAAGAGATCATAAAAATTCTACAGCCTATGTTCCTTAAACAATCCATATCAGACACGTGGGCAACTAAAAATTATACTAGCGGGTGGAATCAGTGTTTACACCATGTAGCTAGGCAGCTCTGTGGATTAAGCCATAAAGCGAAATCACCATTAAGACATGACTGAAAAACAGAAACTGTATCGCTCATTCTTGAGAGAACGTAACCGTGCAAAGCGTTATCGCAAACAGAAACATATTGAGAGCTACGTAAAAAAGAAAGTTTTGAAAGGAACACGTATAACACACAGAACAAATCCAGATTTTCTTAATGACAACAGTTTGAAATATACGCTCTGTGGTTTAGGTTGGGAACAGGATATTGATTCTGTAATGTTGTCTAGGTATGAAACGACTTGTATAAAATGTTTAAATATTATACAAACTAGAAAGTTGCCAGGGCATGATGACTATTTCTGGAAAACAAAATAGTTGCTTACCTACTTAACTACTATAATAGCCGCTTTTTTACTTAGTAAACGACGAAAAATCGGCGGAATCATTAAGGAATTCCCCGAAAAAGTAAAATACTCCCCGACGAGCGCCAGCGCGCCCTCGGGAGTGTCAGAGTGAGGGGAGGGGGCGACCCCCGGCATCGACCCTAGGGGAATCCGAAGAAAAGCCTTTATATATATATAGTTAGTAGTAGTAAGTAAGTAAGTAAGGACATAGTACTGATAGAGTATCAACGTAGTAAGACAAGTTTCACAGATATCGACTAACACAGGAGAAACTTTATGAGTATGGCACGGCAAAAAGGTAAGCGTGGTGAAAATGAAGCATGCGAATGGATATCAAAATACTTGTACTTTAATAAGCGTATGTTGACACGGAATCATAATCAAACTTTTATAGGTTGCGATATTGTTAGTCCACCGTTCATTTTCGAGGTGAAGCGCGTTGAAACGCTTCATTTAGACAATTGGTGGATACAAATACATAAGGTATTCACAGTTTTAAAAGATAATAACCAGTTGTTCATACCAGTCGTTATGTTCAGACAAAATAACAAGGCTTGGGAGTTTTTAATCTCAGCAGAGACAATTGGATCGGATGCAGGCTATATTCGGCTATCACAGATGGTATTCAAACAATGGGCGAAGCGTTATGTATGAACAGTTTACTCTTTTGAGTGTTACGCTATACAGAGTACATTGAGGAGATGGCATGTCCAAAATTGTACAATTTAACAAGGCATTGGCCACCACAATTCTTAGCAGAATGAAAGATGGCGAAACTGTGAAGGCAATTCTTGCAGATGAAGGTATGCCAACTAATAATACTTGGCTTAGTTGGATTAACGGTGAAAATGGCGCGCCGTCTTCATGGGAGCGTACTCACGCGCACGCGAGGCAACTTCAAGCTGATGCCTTCGCAGCGGATATAATCACGCTTGCCGACGGTGTTGACGACGTAGCGTTAGTTACAGCCCAACAAGCGGTCGATAATCTGCCAGAAGATGCGACCGCAACTGAAAAGCGTAGGGCCTTCTTCTACGCTAAGAAGCGTAGTGTGGAGGGTGCTAAGCTATCTATTGACGCACGCAAGTGGTCAGCAGCCCGTATGCGACCCTCACGCTGGGGTGATAAGGTAACATTGGAGCACAGCGTGGACCTAGAGACGTCAATCAAGATAGACCTAACACAGTTGCCTACCGTGCTACTAGAAAAGATCCTACTTCTACAAACAGAGGTCTCTGATGCCACGCACACCGAGTCTGATGAGGTAGAAGTTAAGCAACTAACGTCTGGCAATGGGAAAACTGATGCTAAGCCATGGGATTCACTATGATCAAGAGCGTTAGGCGTGTATGTTATGCGAGGGTGTGTGGGCAGCCCGTGCGAATGGCAATTGTGGTGAACTTGTTAGGCGATTGGTGTCCCCCAGGGGTAGTGACAACATTCCTCGGAGGCCCCCCGTCAGCGATACAAAAGACACCGATCACGTAGTTGCAAAAATGCACACAATTTTGAGGGCGCAACATAAATGAGTAGACAGCTCCAATTTTATTGCTTAAACTGCAAGTACAACGTTGATATTGAAACTAACCCTGGCAAAACTTGCAAAAATTGCAGAAGTAGTTACACGGTGATTCTTATTAACGATAGCAACATACCCGATCCGTCAGTATGGAGGTCACCAACGTTAAATGGCTGACTTCGCTTGGCAGTTCCAAGAGTTCATGTTTGAGCAGAGCGCTAAGCACTGGTCCGCAATAATCACAGAGATGAATCGCCTGTACGCGGAACGGAATGCTCAGAATGCTAACAATAATCCCGCCTAAGCCGATGATGTTCTATCTAAACTGTTTCACAGTATTGTGTGGACGAGGTAACCACAATTTATGTAGCGGGATAGCGCAATTGGGCATGTTTCTATCGCAACTTTGTACCTGCGCTTGCCATGAACAGATTCCTAGTGAGAGGTGCGGAAATGGGACATCACATTAACGCGGATGGCCAGTTCCAGAGCGATAAGTTCCCTGACTTGCCGCCGGACAAGATTGTTCTTAGCTTCAACGACTCAAGCGCAAAATCAGCGCTCCATTTATTCGCTTCACTCACAGATGACAAGGAATTGGCCGACGATATCTTGTTATGCCTGAGCGATTTTGCAAAATGGACGCAGCATGAACGCGATGTACGCACTGAGTACCTTGAAATCTTAGCAAGATACGATGACTTCAGCGCCTGATATTAAGCAATTAATGGAGAATCCTGACGCTCTCAAAGTAGAGCTGGCTACGCGCAAGCTTCGCCATTTTATTCCACAGGCGTGGCATATAGTCGAGCCTAATACAGAGTTCAGACCTAACTGGCATATCGACGCTATTTGCGATCACCTACAGGCTGTTTATGATGGTGAGATCAAGAATTTGCTTGTAAACGTGCCACCGCGATCAATGAAGTCACTTACGATTAGTGTGTTTTGGCCCGTGTGGTGCTGGATTAACAAGCCTTCTGTGCGTTGGCTCTTTTCAAGTTATGCGCTGTCGCTTGCTACTCGCGACTCTGTTAAGAGTCGCCGCATCATTAATAGTCCCTGGTTCAAGGAACGGTGGGGAAATCGGTTCAAATTAAGCGGAGATCAAAATGCAAAACAGCGATATGATAACAATCACGAAGGCTATCGCATTGCGACGTCTGTTGGCGGCTCTGCTACAGGTGAAGGTGGCGATTTTGTCGTCGTTGATGATCCTCATAATATTGTGGAGGCTGAGTCTGATATCATAAGGAACGGTGTAATGATCTGGTGGGATGAGGTTATGTCCACTAGACTTAATGACCCTGAAACTGGTGGACGCATCATAATTATGCAACGATCCCACCAATATGACCTTTCAGGGCATGTACTTGAGAAGGGAAACTATGAGCATCTTATGCTCCCAATGGAATTTGAGCCTAAAAGGCGTTGTACCACTTCAATTGGATTCAAAGACCCCAGGGAAACCAAAGGTGAACTACTATCGCCTCAGCGCGTCGGTCGAAAAGCTATTGACGAGCTCAAGGTTGCACTGGGCACTTACGGGACGGCTGGGCAACTTCAGCAAAGACCTTCCGCAAGAGAAGGCAACATGTTCAAGATCGACAACCTTAACATCGTTGACTCGATCATAGAGAAAAACGTAAAGAAGCGTTGGCGCTCATGGGACAAGGCTGGCACAGAGGCAGGTGGAGCCTGGACTGTGGGACTTCGCATGGGCAAGTACAGGAATGCTAGGAAAAATGGAGCGTTTGACGAGCGTGGTAAGGAACGCAATAGCAAATGGTTCATAGATGATATTAGGCGCGGGCAATGGTCATCTGGTAGGCGTGAGCAGATAATCCAACAAACTTCTGAACTGGATGGGAAGAAAGTTTGGATCGTCATTGAGCAAGAGCCTGGTTCTGGCGGTCTGGAATCTGCTGAGTCCACGTCGAAGGCGCTGATTGGTAGACACGTTGAGCTCGTTAGGCCGACGGGTGATAAAGAAGCTAGAGCTGATCCATTTTCTGTTGCCGTCGAGAATGGAGAGGTTGACCTACTACGTTCTACATGGACATTCGACTTTATCGAAGAGATGCGGCACTTTCCTCAGAGTAAGTTTAAGGATCAGGTTGACGCTGCATCACAGGCGTACAATAAGTTAAGTGTAGCAGGTAGAGTTCACATTGGATGATAAGCAAGAAGATTCTGTAAGAAATTTACGAAGTGTTATGTGTAAGGAATGCAACGTTTCACTCAGCGAGTGGAAAAGCGAGACTCCGTACACCGAGTGTCCGTTATGTGGGTGTACAGAATTTTATAGATCGCCATGGGGTGAGTAGTTGGGTAGTGGGTGACCCCTTAATCAGTTGCATGGGGGCTTCTGTTAGAGGGGTCACTCATTCCTATGAGGTAAATTGATGCGAACTAAGCCTCACTGGATTACAATGATCGCTGTTACACTCGGTGCTAAGTATGCACTGTGGAAAGAGAAGCGAAGACGCGCTATGCGTCGGAAAAACATCGTTAATTGGGATAGTTAATGTCAAAACATTGGTATACGCCGTGGCGCAAAGAATCTATTGAAACAAAAAACGTTACTCTTGGCACATCTACGGCGCTTGGAAACTTCCTGATACTTGGAACTGGAAACGCAGCGACTCCATCGACTGCTCTCTCACTATATGAGCAATCAACCGCTGTAAGCATACCGATTAACATGGTAGCGGATGCATTCTCTGTGCTTGAGCCGATGCTTCTCATTGATAGCAAGGTAGTCAAGGATCATGACTTGGTTAGGCTACTGGATAGGCCGTCACCGTATTTTTCACGCGAACATTTCTTGGAGATGTTGGCAAAAGAGTATTTGATCACTGGTGAGACGATGTGGGTTGCCCTTGGAGGTACTCGTAGACCGCCTATTGAGTTACAGCCGATTAGCGTGAAGAATGTGACGCTTACTGAAGGCATGAATGGATTGATCCACAGTATCCATGTAACTGGGAATACGTTGCCTGGAGTCTATAAGCCACAAGTGCGAAACAGTGTAGTGAAATATTATGATGGAGGGCTACGTGAGCTTACCCAAATCAGGAACTACTCCACTAAAAATAATTCACTACTACGTGGTCAATCACCTTTGCTCGCTGCGTCTAAAGAGGTACGGCAGCATATTTTGGGCGGAACGCATAACGTATCAATCCTTGAAAAAGGTGGTCGTGTTTCGTTGATATTTCATTTTGATCAGGACATGGACGATGAAGATTTTGAGTTGGCCAAAGAAAGAGTACAAGCGCAATATGGCGGCGCAAGCGAAGCTGGTAAGATAGGCGTTACTGCTGGCGGTGAGTTGTCCATTAAGGAGATCGGTGTTAATGCTAAAGACATGGATTTCTCTAACCTACAGAAGATGGCTATCAAAGCTGTAACGCTGCAGTATCACGTACCGTTGCCGCTAGTCACAGACGAGCGACAGACGCTTAACAATTACCGTGAAGGTAAGCTTGCTCTCTATGATGATGCGGTTATCCCGTTGTCCAGAAGGATTTTTGGTGGGCTAAGCGCTTCTCTGATACCAAGGTTTGGTCTTGATCCGAAGCGGACAAAGATCACGTTTGATCCAGACCAAATTAGCGCGCTGGTAGCTAGACGCAATGAAGAAATGATCAAGCGTAAGACTATTAACGTTGAAACTGATAATGAAATACGCGCTCTGATGAATCGTGAGCCGTATGAGGGTGGTGACGTTGTTTTGAAGAATGCCGGTATGATTGCAGCCGGCGTAGATGTATTTACTGAGGATAATGATCTTGATTTAATCGAGGATGTAGATGACTAACCATCATCGAACTCAGGTAGCAATAGATTTCAATATGAAGGTTATATTGGAGCGTAGCTTGCGCGCGCGCATGACGCGATTCCATTCTAAGATTGCTATATCTTTTACAAAATCTGTTGCCCGCAATACAGGCGTGCCTGATTTTGAAGTGTATACTCCCGAGCTTGAAAAAATATTGGAAGCACATTACATGCGAGTCGGTCGCGCTTTTGTTGATCGCGTCGATAGAATGATGAGCGAT